CAGCGGCTCAAGGCACAACTGCTGATGCTGCTTTACCTAAGACCGGTGGTGCAATGACTGGTGCTATCACAACCAATAGTACATTTGATGGTCGTGATGTTGCAACAGATGGAACAAAATTAGATGGTATAGAAGCATCTGCAGATGTAACTGATGCAACCAATGTTGCAGCCGCTGGTGCGCTGATGACTACTGGCGGTTCAGTTACTGGTAACGTGTCTTTTGGTGACAATGACAAGGCTATCTTCGGTGCTGGCTCTGACTTGCAAGTGTACCACGATGGTAGCAGTAGCTACCTTGATGACGCGGGTACAGGCAACTTAAATCTTCGCAGCAATGGTGCTGGAGTTATCATAGCTGATACCAGTAATACTGTATTGGCTAGATTTTTGAACGGTAACGCTTGTGATTTTAATTTTAATGGTAGTACCAAACTCGCCACCACAGCCACAGGCATTGACGTAACTGGCAGCATCACCGTATCGGGTACAGTTGATGGTCGTGATGTTGCCACTGATGGCACAAAGTTAGATGGCATAGCCGCAGGCGCCACTAACGTAACTAATAACAATCAACTTACAAACGGTGCAGGTTATACTACTAACGCAGGTGATATTACGAATGTTAGTGTAAGCGGTACAGGATTATCAGGCGGCGGTGCAAGTGGTAGTGTAACAATTACCAGTAATGCCACAAGTGCTAACACAGCTAGTACCATTGTTGCTAGAGATGGCAGTGGCAACTTCACTGCTGGTGTTATTACTGGTACAGCAACCGCAGCACGTTACGCTGACTTGGCTGAAAAATACACTTCAGATGCAGACTATGAACCAGGCACTGTGGTCGAGCTAGGCGGCGAAGCAGAAGTAACTCAATCAACTGGGATAACCAGTCGTCGAATTGCTGGTATAGTTTCTACGAATCCAGCACACTTAATGAATAATGAACTCGAAGCAGACCATGTAGTTGATGTTGCCCTAATAGGGCGTGTACCTTGCAAGGTTATTGGCGTTTTTAACAAAGGTGATATACTTATAAGCAGTAATACACACGGACATGCTTGTGCCTGGACTAATGCTACAAATCCACCAGCAGGTAGTGCAATTGGAAAAGCGATTGAATCAAAAACCGATCTTGGTGCAGGCATTATTGAAGTACTAGTAGGTCGAATGTAATGTCAGAAAGATATCGAGCAGACTACGACGGTGAGTTTGTTATTATCAGTAACACAATCAAAGATGGCAAAAAACATCAAGAGCGTGAATGGATTGACAACCCTATCCAAAATCAACATATCTCGGGCCGGGCTGCTGTAATTGGGCACGGTGCCAGTCGTTACACTACAAAATTACACGGCAAATTCAATCTCAGCAACAACATTGAAAAACACAAAGGCGGGCACCTAGCTCGCAAACGTCTGCAAAGTTATGGCAGCGAAGGAGTGTGGGAAGAAATGAAATGCGACTTCTATGTTGAGTTTGATATTCCTACGTTGGAGAAACTGGTAGAGATTGAGTATACTGAGAAGACCAGCGTGTATAGCAATGCACGAAACTGTATCAACACACCAGGAGAATTTTATCTTGTTCCATACGGCGAAAGAGGACGTAGTGTTGCTGTAGCTACTTGGATGGCATGTTTTGATGGGCATAAAGAAGTGTATTTAATTGGGGTTGACGGTACAAACGCAGCTGGCGAGGTTGATGAAACTTCAGTGAATCAGTTAAACCGTGTGATCGCAAACTACCCTGGTGTGAAATTTGTTCACGTGAGCGATAATATTTCGCCTCCTAATGTGTGGAAAGAGAATGTAAATTTTTCCCAATGTACTTACGGCAGTTTTGTATCAAACTGTGATATATGAAACTGTTTAACTGTATTAATTTTATTTAAAACTTCTTCAAATTTAATTGTGGTCCACAGACCCGGGTGTAACGGTTTTGGCCACACACCAGATTCAACCCAAGCATACCCATGATGTTCGTTGTTAAGCACAGGTGTAAACTCGGTTCCAACCAAACAGAAAAACGTATTATAACTAAAATAATCATCCGTGCTGGTAAACTTTTCAATGGGCACAAGTTTGATAACTTCGGGCCACATGCCAATTTCTTCTTGACATTCTCGTTGTATTGCTTCTTGTAGGTTTTCGCCAGGATCAACTTTGCCACCTGGCAATCCCCAGCATCCGGGATTTTTTGGATCATTGCGTAGTAGATATAGATATCTATTGGTGTTTACACTGTAAAACCAAACGCCAACAGCGTCAATCAAAGTACCAAACTCCACTCACCTTCGGGGTATAGTCCTTCAAAGCTCTTGAGCCACTCACCTCCTGCCCAGCGATATTGCACACTGGTTGTTAGATTGGCCATATATTGTACACTGCTAATATTTGAACTGTCAAATGCTATGTTCCATCTTGTGCCGTCATATTCAACAATGTCATTGGCATTGGCTACAAGCGGCGATCCGTCTGTGCCTCTCCATGCTTCTGCATTTCCGGTTGCACTTCCTGTTGAGTTGGTAATAAACAAATAGCGTTGTCCTGCAGAAGCAGCAGGCAATCCGGCTGTGGTTCCTGGCCCTTTGCGTTGCGGATCAACAATAGCATTAACAGCATCCAATGTATTTTGTGGAATGGTGTCTATATCTACAGTGAACAGCAAGAATCTATCATCTGTTGGGTGATAAGCAACAGTTCCAGAAATAATACTATCATCATATGGATTGTCTAGTTGTACCATACTGATACCATTTCTCATACTGCCGTACAAGTCAACAACAGTATGCCACATCAAGTTACTAGGTGGAGCACTTGGCACCTGAACACCTTCGTTGTTTAGTACAACCTTACTCGGCTCCAGCACCTGTAACTGATTGCCCAGCAAAAGTGTTTGATAGTTAAACGGGGTAAACTTTTGTCTCGTTCCCATTAGCAAATCATTGTCGTAAATTGCATCAGCGTAGTCGCCGCTCGCATCAAATACACTGGCAATGATTTTTTGTACAACTCCAAGTTTTTTAACTTTAGCTGGCGGCGATATCCAAATTGGCATCACAAAACGCATTGTAGCAATATCAATTGGATCATCTGTGCCCATTGGTATTGATCTTGAACTCCATGTTACTTGCTCAAGATACATTACACTGAGACTGGTCCAGTCAATAAAGTTGTCTGTGCTTTGTATTTCCAACCCTGGGTTAAACAGTGTTAGTATTTGTTCTAGAGCTTGCAGTTTTTGATTGGTGTTACTGGTCCAAAGGTCAACGTTTATTTCAAGATCGTAAGGAACCGGCATTAACTTTTCAATTGTGAATGCAGTGCCTTGTGTGGTTTCGTAACTCTCGCTATCGGTATCCCAGTAACGTTGCCTTACATTTTGTTGTTCTACAAAGTATGGTTCTTGTATTCTATCTCGCGCATAATTTAAGTTTGTAACGTGAAATGTAATTAGCGGAGTACTTGGCAATGCATTTGCACTGTTTTGCTGCATAATAGTAGCAGCCTGCCGAGTTGCATCTCCGTAGCGCACAGGAATTCTATACAGTGTCTTGGCATTGGTGTCAGCATCGCGACCATACTCAACCTGAAAGTTTGAAAACACTCTGGTTACTTGCAGTAAGAATCTACGTATTTGTTCGTCATAAAAGAACTGTTGTAGTGCCATTAATTGTCAGCCTCAGGTTTGAGTAGTTTACTAAGTGCTTGCCGCTGTGGAATATTGCCTCGATCCTCAGTTGGTGTTTCGTTTGTATTGTTAACGAAACCGCTACGCAGTGTTTCATTCTGAATACCAGGCGTCAAGTCTGTTCTTACATCGTCTTCGTACTTAACCCAACGTGCGCCGTTGAAGCGGAAAAGTCTATTGGGATAATAGTCTAATCTAAGTGCAAAGTCGCCTTCTTGTGCGCCTCCTGGGAAACTTGTGCCTGGTGTAACAGGTAACCCGTTTGGTGCAATACCATCACCTGTTAAGTAACCTAGTGTATAACCGTTTGCTCTTGGGCTTTGTGGTTGACCATCAACATCAACATTGGTTGTATCAACTGTGATGCCTGTGTTGTCAACTGTGTAACTGTTTGGATCTGCAGGTGTACCATCTTCGTTTGTTGGCACAATATAAAATTTAACAGTGTCGTAACCACTAAGTGGAACTTCGTACTGTGCCTGTGTGAGAATAGCATCGTTGATTTCTGTATCTTTAACCACTGTACCAAAAGTGTGTAACTCATCTTTGGGTACAAACTCTTGCCACTTGGTTGTATCAGTAATCTCTACACCAGGATCCACATCATCTATTGCTTTATAGTAGGTTTCCCCGCTGAGTACAATACTACCTTGAGGATAATAGTTTCCATTGTCCCAAATATTTTCAACTTCAAAGGGCTTATTGAGTATATCATTGTATTCTTGAGCACCTACCAGTGGTGTTGCTTTTACACGCCATAGATGCGGTAACCAAGTTTGACTGAAGCCCTCGCTAGCAAATGCAGCATCTTGTATTACATAATATTTTGGAATTGCACGAGCAATGCCGCTGTCGAGAGGATGAAAATCTTTGAGGTTTGGTAACTCAAGTACGTCTCCGTTCATCAGTTTGCGACCAAGTGTGTCAATCATAAAGTTATAGTGGAATGTAATAAACAATGTATCGTTGTTTAGGAACAATCCAAATTGACTTAGATCAAAGTCAATGTCCTGCGAGTTGTACACACCGCGCATTTGATAAACGTCGTCATCATATTTGCGATCTCTGTTTTCTAGCAAAAACAAATCTTCAATAAACAGCGGAGATTCTGTGCTGTAAGCAGGTTGTGTTGCGTCTTGAGTACCGCCACTTACGCTTGAACTATCATCGCCGTGTGGCTGTGGTCCAAGATATTTGTGAACAAACATATCAACACCGCCAACCTGATACATTTCCATAACAGTGCGGTCAATAAATTTGTAATCGTTTTGACGATTGGGGCGATATAAACTCAAGCGTGGCATACAGTATTCCTCTGCATGTATTTATCGCTTATGCTGATACCTTCTTGGGTTCTACTTTGGTGATTGTGTGCATCTTTTTAACAATACCTACTACTTCACTGAGTTTTAAATAACCCTTAATCGTATCTCCCGGCAGGGTAATACCCGGTAGCTCAACTAGGTTGTTGCCTTCAAATACGCACACTTCATAGAGTCCTTTTGTGCCGCCATAGCTTCTGCTGTGTTGCACAATACTCAACTCGTATTGGCCAAAGTCTAGCACAAGTTGTACTCCATCAAGGAATGGCTCGAAACTGAGTCCTAGCATAGTTTCATTATCCATGAACTTTATCCTCGCTATCGCAAAGCATGAGATTTAATTTATGTAGCAAGACCATTGCAGTGCGTGTCCAAAACTCATGCCCCCAGGTGTCCGGGGTAAATTTTTCTGCCATACCAAAGCAACGTGCAATGCGCTGTTCATATAACTGAATTGTTTTACTATCTACCATTGAACAAAGTCCTCACAAATTCGAAGCACAATACTGCAAATCCAAATAAGCCAATTACAGTACCTGCTACTAAAAAGCTCTGTGTGGGGTCATACCCAAGCACAAACAAGCCAACAGACCCAACAAAAAATAACCAACACGCTGTTATTGCTACTAACATTATGCTGCCTCCTCTTGCATGTCAATCATTGCGCAAGCGGCGTCTAACTCTGCCTCAAGTTCTTCATCGGTCCAAACACTGAGACGCAAATTACGAGCATAGCTCTTGCTGTATGCATCTGCTACAGCGTAGTAAACACTTTCTTCAAGCTCAATACGCTTGAATTCAGCAAGTGTACCTGAAGGAACACGACTGTTCCAATACACAAACTCATCTGGATGAGGCATCATACCCATATAGCAACCGGGCTGTTTGCTGAATTCTTCTGCTTCAGCACGCCGTGCCATGATAAACTCGCCCAGTTCAGGACTCATTGTTGGATTTCCTAAGTAAGACATATTCAACTCCTCTTTTCTAACTGTACATACAGTATAGCATATATAATCAAAAGGTCAACCTTTTTATTGTGTTTGAGAAAATATTATTTGGTTGACATACACTGTAGATGTGTTATAATGGTATATAAGTTAGAAAATTAGGAGCAACAAATGGCACTAACAGCACTTCGTGGTAAAAAGATAGCCCGCAAAAAAGCACCAGCAGTACGGCGCAAGCGCACTAACACAGATCCTAGTTGGGCTGATGCGTTGAAGATGAGTGGTCAAGCCTATCATGTTTACAGGCGCAAATGTATTGACTTTTATTACGGAGATAAAAAAGCCATCGAACTTATGCCAGATCTTCTTGCCTGGATGAAAGACGAACAGTACAGCAAAGGTGATATTGCACTGGTTAAGAAGCACGGGCATTCAGGTATGATCTATGCTGGTATTCATGCACGTTGTTTGCGCAATGGCATGCCTGATTTACATCCTGATCACAATGCATACTGGCAAACACTTGAAGGTACAAGTGGCGAAGTCTTTCCTGTAAGTGATATGATACGCCGCAAGATTGCTGAAGCTATTGCTAAAACTGAACCAGATGTTGTACTAGCAGTAGACAATGACAAGCCAGAAGCGGTGCGCAGAACAATCCAAGAAAACATGCGTGACAAAACCATGTGGATTGGCGGTATGTGCGACGAAGTCATGGACCAGTTTGTTAACGGTGGGTACAAGGATCCGGATAAGTTTTCAATTATGAATACACTGCGCAACGAAGGATGTCCTCCGCAGACAGTTGACTTAATTGCAACGCCATTCAAGAATCATCTTAGCGAAATCACTGAATTGATGAATTCACCTAGCAAGAAAGAACTTGCTAAAATGACCGAGCATGAACAAGACATGGTTTCGCAACTTGCCGAAGCGTATGCACATCTTGGCAAATTGCAAATTCGTGCATTACAAAAGTTTCTTGAACGTGCAGTTGCTGATTGTGCTAGTTATGTACAAGTTAAGAAAGTAGAGCGCAAGCCACGTGCAGTTAAAACAAAGACACCAGCACAGTTGGTTCGCAAGTTTAAATATCTCAAAGAGTTTGCAGAGTTAGGACTTACCAGTGTATCACCTGAAAAGCTAGTTGAAGGCAGTGAGGCTTGGCTTTATAATACAAAGACACGCAAACTGATCTATGTGATTGCTGATGAAATGCTCAAGGCTTACAATGTCAAAAGCAACAGTGTGATTGGCTTTGATCCTAACAAAAGCGTTATGAAAACACTGCGCAAGCCAGCAGAGCAACTGAAAGCACTGATGGCCAGTGGAAAGCAAGCCAATAGAAAGTTCTTTGCAGACATCAAAGCCACCGAAGTTAAGTATAACGGGCGTGGGAACGAACATGTGGTATTGCTCAAGGCTTGGTGATCATGCTAAATACTGTATAAGGACAGTATAAATGGCAACAGAAACACTTGATCAAACCCTAGAAACACTCAAACAAGAAGCTATCGATTTTGTAAAGTTACAACTTGGCGAGGGCATCATTGACTTGGAATTGGATGCAGATCATTACGAAGGTGCATATCAACGAGCTTTAGGCACATATCGCCAAAGAGCAGAAAATGCATTTGAAGAAAGTTATACTTTTCTAAAATTGCAAGATGGTGTGAATGTTTATACACTGCCCAACGAAATACAAACTGTGCGTCAGGTATTTAGACGCACCATCGGATGGGACAATGGCGGAGAAGGCAGTGCCTTTGAACCATTTAGCGCAGCCGCACTCAACACATACTTGTTAAACGGCAACCAAATGGGTGGCCTCGCAACATATGATTTTTATTCACAGTATGTTGAACTAACTGCAAAAATGTTTGGTGGATTCCTAAACTACAATTACAACACTGCAAGCAAACAGCTTACACTGATGCGCGACATCAAAGGATCAGGTGAGATTGTGTTACTTTGGTGCTACAATCTTCGTCCAGAAGCACAACTGCTCAGTGATTTTTCAACATCACAGTGGATGAAAGACTACATGGTCGGCAACTGTAAACTGATTATTGGTGAAGCTCGTGAAAAATTTGCCACTATTGCAGGTCCACAAGGCGGCACTGCACTGAACGGTGCGCAAATGAAAGCAGAAGGCAACGCTATTATGGATGCTAAAATTGAAGAGCTGAAAAACTATGTAGATGGAAGCCAGCCACTTACTTGGGTGATTGGCTAATGCGAGCAGAAGAGTTTATCACTGAACATGAAATGGTGTTTAGTCGAGCAGGCAACAAACTAAAAACAAAATGGCGTTGCACCACTGGCGCAAGAAGCGGCCGTGTTGTTGGCAATGCTAAGGACTGCGACAAGCCAATCGATCAAAAGAAGCGAGCGCAAATGAAAGTGACTCGCAAAACCAAAGCCAAGCAAGCAGCTCGCAAATCAGCCAAGACCAAAAGAGTAAATCCAGCAAGCAAGTTGTTGGGCATGCTTAACAAGATGCGCAAAGCATCAGTGACCAGTGGCGGCAAAGTCAAGAAAGCCTACAAGCAACCAAAGAGCAGTCTCAAAGGCACAGTTAAGCCAAGGAAAACTGTCAAGACCCGAAAGTAACCACTAACTCAAAGGCATCATATGCTGATAAATGATTTAGAGTACTACACCCGCAAATCCAATTATGTAAATCAGTATAGCGGTATGGATAACCCACGACATCATGGCCGTGATTTCTACGATTATCCAATTCAAGATTTTGATTATCAATTTAACAGTTGGGGTTTTAGAGGACCTGAGTACGAACAGTACCGTGATCAGCCTGTTAATATTTGTGTAGGTGATAGTTTTACCGTGAACCTTGGTGGGCCAGTTGAACACAGTTGGTGTAGTCAGTTAGCAGAGCATTTTTCAATCCCAACTCTAAACTTAGGGATGGATGGTGCTGGCAATGATACACTGCATTTGGTACATAGTCGGGCTTGCGAATTATTTGATGTACAAAATACCTTTGTTATGTATTCTTACCTACATCGCAGGCTAAAGGACGGTGTGTTTACACAACATGTAGATGGCGACGAAGAAAATTTCTCTTACTTCTTACAACATCGACTGAACAATGCAATTGAATGTGCATTACCAATGTGGAACTGGACTGAAAGTGAAAGAATATTTTTACATGATCAAAACGTTTACTTTTTCGATACCAAGATGTACTTTGCTGACTACCAACACATAGATAGAAAGCACATTGTCAAGCAAGACTACAACAATCTAAAAGGTCCTGATTGGCCTACCTTGGAAGATTTTCAAAACGGAGCAGATCCACATAGTGATATGTTCACTGAGCAATTTGGGCAATTCATATCTCACAGTTGTTATGTGAATCGTGATGGTCACCACAACAGCTTTGCTATTAACAAACAGTATGCTGACTGGCTGTACAAAGAATCAAATAAAGGTTGACATTGATTGTTGTTGTGTTAAACTAAGAGCATGACAGATATTATGATTGACTTGGAAACAGTGAGTACAACGCCCAATGCTTGTATTCTCACCATCGCCGCTCAGACTTTTGATCCAACTGGCTCTGGGTACCTCTCACAAGACTACTATGCCCGTGTTGACATCAACAGTCAACCCAATCGAGATGTTGATGATTCTACTATTGAGTGGTGGGCCGGACAACCTGCTGAAGCACAAGCTGAAGCGTTTGGGGAGGAAGGTCGTATTACTCTTAAACAAGCACTGGAAGAACTGGGCAAACTGTGTTTTCACTGCAATCTTATCTGGGCCAACGGCACAACATTTGATATGGTTATACTTGAAAATGCCTACAAGCAAGAAGGCATTCCGGTTCCGTGGCAGTTTTGGCGTGTGCGTGATGCAAGAACGGTATATAGTTTGTATCCAGACTTGCCTAAGCCCAAGGCCAGTCATCATGCACTAGAAGATTGCAAACGACAGATTGATCTACTACAACAGACGTTGCAACATCTTGGAGTTACAGAATTACGATGACACAAATACCAATAGTCAGTAACGGTAATACCTGGATGGAAATCTGGGATGACCAAGACTATATCGACAGTAAAAAATTACAATGGGATGCAGTTAATCAGTATCTCAATTGTTCTATCCATAACAGTTGCGAAATTGGTTGCGGACAAGCATACGATAGTTTATGGTTTCAACAAGCGTACAACACTGATGTTTACCTCATTGAAGGTATTAGTGAAGACAATCAGGACCTACAATCGCGGGACACCAAGTTTGACCGGGCTGATAATTTTGCTTACTATCACAGCAAGCAACAGCTCAACGCAGAATGGGATAGACTTGGCCTAACACGCACACACTTCACTCCTGAGAACTGTAACACTCTTGACGATTGGGTATTTGATTTAATTTTCAGTTTCAAAAGCTGTGGAGCACACTATCCAATGAGCACTTACACTGACTTTATTCGCAAGCACAGCAATAAAAACACAAGATTAATTTTTGATTTGCGTACAGGTCAAGACACTGTTAACAGCATTGGCACAGATTATCAAATTGTTGATGTAATTGTACACAGCAAAAAACACAGAACTGTGGAACTGAAATTAAATGCTTAAAATGCTTCGCTGGCAAGGCGGCTACGGCGGCGATACAATACTTTCTTCAATACTGTCCAGTAATCCTGATCTACTGAGTAATATCAATCCTACAAAAATAGATGACGCTGGTCGGTCAATTGTAAAGCATGGCAACGCACACGCCCTGTTTGATTTAACACAGTCACACAGAGTATCAAATCCTAAAGACCTTGCGTTACTAGAAGAGAACATTGAAAAAACAATCACAGACAATAAAGATCACGTTGTAAAAACTCATTACTATCTGCCGTTCCTAGACAAATATAGCGACCACATGGTTGATATTGTTAGCACAAACAATCTATTGAGTTTTACAACCAGTGCAAATTTTTACAAGAATTACGAATGGTCCTCAAAATTTTTCAGGGCCACAGACAACATTTATAAAATACTAGAACACAAAGATAAAGCGGAAGCCGACAATTACATGATATACCTGATTGCATCAGCTCACTACAAGCACAATAACAAACAACTTAAATCCGCAAATAAAATCATACTAGACAAATGGATAGGGCTGGAATACCGTGATATACTAGGTTATGCGTACGATTATGACATTCGTGACCAATGGATAGAAAAAAATCAATACATACTGGACAAAAGCAATCTCAAAATTGAAACAATTTGTGATCTAGTAAAACAAAAAGTTCCCTATAATGAAATAAGGAAATGCTTATGATTATAGGAATTTGCGGTCTTATCAGTAGCGGCAAAGGAACTGTTGCTGACGTGTTGGTTGACCAGGGATACAAAAAAGTAAGTTTCGCTGACAAACTAAAAGATGGCGTAAGCACAATCTTTGGTTGGGATAGAGCACTGCTAGAAGGAGACACAGATGAGTCAAGACAGTGGCGAGAACAAAGAGACGACTTTTGGACTGATGAAACGAAAATGGAAATCACTCCTCGTTTGGTTCTTCAGTTATTTGGCACTGATTGCATGCGTAATGGCTTTGCTGACGGAGTCTGGGTAAGCCTCCTTAAAAAGACCATACTGGACAATCCAGGAAACTATGTAATACCCGATGTGCGCTTTAGGAATGAGCAAAACATGATCCGTGAACTAGGCGGAGAGATTTGGCGTGTACAACGAGGCGACATTCCTGAGTGGTATGGCTGTGCTATGTTAGACAATACAACTGGCAGTAACCTAATGGAAGAGTATGATGTGCATCCAAGTGAATACAAATGGATTGACATGAACAACAAGTTTTCTGCTACGTTTTACAACGAAGGCACTATTGCAGATCTTGAAAAACTAGTCCTCGCTGAGATCGCCAACCTGCCACGGTAAATCCAATTTGGTAATCTCCACAGTACAGTTCAAACATACATTTCTCAAATTGGCAAGGTTGCTGTTATTGAGATTTCCGTCTAAATGATATACCAATATTTGTGCGCCACTTATTGCTCTAAAACTACACCTGTCGCATTCTAGTTTTTTCTTAAATCCGCTCTGTTGCCATCTTGGTTTTGGTGCTCGCATCTTTCTATTTTTTCGTTCACAACTGTCGCAACGTTTGCGATAGTGTGTTCGATTGCCTTTTCTGTAATTGACAGCGGCAAATTTCCTGTTACATGCGGTGCATAATGGGCGATCCATAGTGATATTTACCTCAAAACCTTTGCAAAGGGCAGGTCTAACCAGCGGTTTTAGTAGATTTAAATAAATATCATTAGAGAATACTTTACATAAAGGAAGAAAAACATGGCACTAACATCCCCAGGCGTAGAAGTTACCATCATCGACGAAAGTAACTATCTTCCAGCCCCAACTAATTCAGTTCCGTTTATACTTGTTGCAACAGCGCAAAACAAGGTAAGTGGAGCAGGTGTCGGCGTTGCAGCCGGTACAACAGCAGCCAATGCAAACAAGCCTTACTTGATTACATCACAGAGAGACTTAGCAGCAACATTTGGTACACCGTTCTTCTACAGCACCAGTGCTGGTACAAGCATTAACGGTTACGAGCTTAACGAATACGGATTGCTTGCAGCATACTCAGTATTGGGTATTAGCAACAGAGCATACGTTCAAAGAGCTGATATCGACCTCAGTGAGCTAACAGCATCATTGACTCGTCCAACTGGCGATCCGGCTAATGGAACATACTGGTTAGACACTGGTACAACAGCTTGGGGCACATTTGAGTGGAGTGCTACAACCGAAACATTTACAGCTAAAACACCTATTGTCATCACTAACACTAGCGACCTTGACGGCGGCGTGCCTAAGACGTCAATTGGCAGCATTGGTGATTACGCAGTTGTAACAACCAACATAAACAACCCAGTATACTATAAGTCACCAGGAAATACAGCAGCCAGTGTTACAGCTAACACTTGGGTACTAGTAGGCAGTGACGAATGGAAAAATTCATGGCCAACAGTGATTAGTACAGTTAGTAACCCAACATTGACTAACGGTAACAGTATCTTATTAAACGACGTTACAGTGACCTTGGCAGGAACAACAATAACAGCTATGGCTTCCGATATTAATAGTGCCTCTATCGCAGGTGTAGTTGCTACTGTTTCTAATGGTAAGTTAAACATCTTTGTTGACAGTGCTGGTACAAACGACGGATCAACTGATAACGGTAACGGTATTTTGATGATTGAGAATGGTAACAATGCTACACTGCTCACTGAGCTAGGAATTACAGCAAGTGCAACCAAGCCTTATTTTGCTCCAGTATTGCAGATGTCACCTAGCTATACTAACCCAAGTTGGGCTGCAACAGGCACAGAGCCTCATCCAACAGGTAGTGTGTGGGCCAAGACAAACAATGTAAACTCAGGTGCAAACTTGGTTGTTAGAGAATATGATGCAACAACTGATACTTTTGTAACACAGAACGTACCAGTTTATGCAAACGATCAAACAGCATTGAAAAATCTTGATCCAGCAGGCGGCGGAACTAACATTGCTACCGGCGCACTTTATGCACAAAATGATGTGAGCGGCAACGACACTTATACCTACAAACTATTTGAAAGATACTCAACTGGTGCAACATTGGTAACAGGTGCAACATTTACTCCAACATTTACTGGTTCAGATCAATACACAATTCAAGCAAGTGCAAAGAACAGCACAGTGTTAACAACAGCAGTTACAGCAACACTAGGTGGAACTACTGCCGCAGACTTTGTTGCAGCATTTACTGCAGCAAATGTTGCCAACACCACAGCAAGAGTACTATCATCTGGTGCAGTGCAAATTGAACACACACTAGGCGGTACTATTGTACTGAAAAACACAACTGGCACGCCAGTCACTGATGCTGGTATTACAACTTCAGTTGCAACTGGTCAAGTACGATCTGGCAATGACAGCGATGTGATCCTGAGTAACTGGATACCACTTGGATTTGGGTCAACACCAGTTTACACTGCAAATGCAACAGCACCTAGCATTGATCCAGCAGACGGTACATACTGGTATTACAGTTCAACCGATCAAGCGGATATCATGATACAAAGTGGTGGTACATGGAAAGGTTACCAAAATGTCACTTCAGACATTAGAGGATTTAATCTTACCACTACAAATGCCACAGGACCAATTGTTAGCGCATCTAACCCAACAACACAGAACGACGCTGCTAAGAGTGCATTGGTGTATGGCGATCTTTGGTTAAGCACAGCAGACTTAGACAACTATCCTGTACTTTACAGATGGCAGAGTGTTGATTCAGTGGATCAATGGGTGTTAATTGACAATTCAGATCAAACAACACAAAATGGTATACTGTTTGCTGATGTACGTTGGGCCGGTAACGGAACAACTGATCCAATCACAGACGACATTCCAACTATTGTTAGTTTGCTAACTAGCGATTATGTTGACTTAGACAAGCCGGATCCTACACTTTATCCGGAAGGTACATTGGTTTGGAACATGAGACGTTCAGGCTTTAACGTAAAGAGTTTCCAAACAAACTACTTTAACGCCACAGACTTCCCATTCTCTACATATGGTGCATTGCCTACAGTGACAGATGCATGGGTAACAGCAAGTGGAGTACAAAGCAACGGTGCTATGTATGCAGGACGCAAAGCTGTAAGATCAATTGTTGTTGCAGCATTGAAATCCAGTATCGATGGCACACAGGAATTACGTGAAGAGCAGAAGATATACAACTTGATTGCATGTCCAAACTACGAAGAACTTGCAAACAACATGGTAGCACTGAACAACGAGCGTAACAATACAGCGTTTGTTATTGGTGATACTCCAATGCGTTTAGCAGACAATGGCACAGACGTTACTAACTGGGCAACTAACGCAAACGGCGACGGCTTAACAACAGCAGATCCATACTTTGGTGTGTTCTATCCAAGTTGTCAAACAACTGATCTAAGTGGTGCTACAGTGGTTGCTCCACCATCACATATGATATTGAGAACAATTGTACGTTCAGATGATGTTGCTTATCCATGGTTGGCACCAGCAGGTACACGCCGCGGAACGGTTGACAACGCAAGTCAGTTAGGTTATGTGGATGCACAATCAGGCGAATTTGTTCAAACAGCAATCCGCCAAGGTCTACGTGATACACTGTATGAGAACAGCATCAACCCAATTACATTCATTCCGGGTAGCGGCATTCTCAACTATGGTAACAAGACAACATACACACAGAGCTCACTGGATAGAATCAACGTTGCAAGACTTGTTGCATTCATTCGAGGCAGACTTGAAGTTATTGGTAAGAACTTTGTGTTTGAGCCAAACGATCAAACAACACGCGATGAAATCAAGAACAGCATCGAGAGCTTGATGATTGATCTGGTAGCCAAGCGCGGACTTTATGACTACTTGGTAGTTTGTGATGAATCAAACAACACACCGGCTAGAATTGATAGAAACGAACTGTACGTTGACGTTGCTATTGAGCCAGTCAAAGCTGTTGAGTTCATCTACATTCCAGTTAGAATCAAGAACACAGGCGAAATTGCTGCTGGTAATGTAGCAAGCTCAGCCGCAGTTTAACATACTTTAAATACAGAGAAATGAGGTTTAGGCCTCATTTTTTTGTGGCCAAATTTAGATAAATAATATTGTAATAGGAGAATTATAACATGGCCGTATCATCGCTAACAAGAATGACAGTGCCTTTGGCCAGTGACCAATCAAGTCCGACCCAAGGTCTGTTAATGCCAAAACTAAAATACCGCTACCGTGTGGTATTTGAAAACCTTGGTGTAACTACACCTAGAACAGAGCTTACCAAACAGGTAATGACATTTAATCGTCCAACGATTAACTTTGAAGAGATCGAAATTCCAATCTACAACAGTCGTATGTATCTAGCAGGACGTCAAACATGGGATGCTGTATCAGCAACATTTAGAGATGACGCCGGCGGACACGTTAGTAGACTGATTGGAGAGCAATTACAAAAGCAAATGGATACCATGGAGCAGGCTTCAGCTAGTTCTGGTATTGATTACAAGTTCACTACACGTTGTGAAGTACTTGACGGTGGCAACGGCACAAGCGCACCAGTTGTACTTGAAACTTGGGAACTATATGGTTGCTTCTTGGTAAGTGCTAACTATGGTGATCTTGATTATGGTTCAAATGATCCAGCAACTATTGAAATATCAGTTCGCTATGATAATGCTGTTCAAACACCACTTGGTACAGGCATTGGCTCTACAGTAGGAAGAACATTAGGCGACGTCGTAACTGGCTAATAAGGAGTAACTTATGGCCTTTGGTGAAGACTTTCTTAAAGGATTTTTTGGCAGCGATTTCTTAAAAGACTATACGCATGCTAGCAAGACGTTCCGTAGTAACAACGGTGCGCTTGCTCCGCGTAGGAAATTTCTCTTCCATGTTGTATTCAATCTAAATGTACAACAAATTCCACAATTGCGTAATGTATTTCAAACACAAGACTTAGACAATCTAAGTTTGCTTGTAAAAGAAGTTAAACTTCCTAGTTACAAGTTCAGTGTTGATACTATGAATCAGTATAACAGAAAACGCAAAGTACAAACACAAATTGAATATGATCCCATTACTTGTATTATGCATGATGATGCCAGTGATCAATCAAGAGCAATGTGGTACAACTACTATGCGTATTACTACAAAGATGCTAGTCAAAAGTATTGGGACGCGGCAGTAACCAATGGCAGTTTAGGACAAAATGCTCAAGGTGTTAATCCAGGCGCTGCATATCCTTATAACTACAGAGATATCTATACGCAAGATAGAGAAATCAATGATTGGGGTTATATTGGCGAAAGTTATACAGACGGCGCCAGGGCAGGCAAACCAGCATTTTTCCGTGACATTACAATTTTTGGATTTGATGATCACAAATGGGCAGCATACACACTGATCAATCCTATTATCAGTTCATTCGAACATGATACTTACAACTACACAGAAGGTGCTGGTATCATGCAAAATACTTTTACCTTTGATTATGAAACAGTTAAGTATTATAACGGTGCGTTAACAGGATCGAAACCAGATGGCGGCATACCTAGCTTTGCTAATCCTGGCAGTTATGACACAGTGAAGTCGCCGTTGTCAAGACCAGGCAGTGCAGGCACTATATTTGGTAATGGCGGCTTGATAGATGCCGCCGCAGGCATTGTAACTGATTTAAGTGCTGGCAATTTAGCCGGCGTAGTTGGTGCAATACAAAAAGGTGGTTCTGCATTTGAAACGTTTAAAGGAAGAGATTTGCAATCAATTTTAAGAACAGAAACAAGAGATGCACTGCGAAGCACTATCAGACAAGATTTACCTGGTGCAGCAAAAGGTGTGCTATTTCCAAAACAGCCTACGCAACAAACAGTTGGCGTAAACGCTCCGGCAACACCAAAATCAGCAACAGCTACAGTAAGCAGCGGCCCTGTTACAGTTCCTAGCCAAACAAAGGTACAATAACAATGTCAACAGTGAACTACACCAATCCTAACACTGATCCTACTGTTAGAGTGTTTGATGAGTTTTACAATCGTGAACTGATTATTGATTCAAACGTGTATGATAACGTACTAAGTTTCTTTAATAGTATCTTTGCTGAAACACTGGCTGCTAAAAACTTTACACTTACAGTTTTTACTATCAGTGAAGACTCAGGTATACCTGTTGAAACGTTGCTAAATGAACTAAGCAATCAAAACCAAGTGCAAATTACAGCAACCCTTGCGTATTACCTAAACAACCTACGCAGCAATAGCACACTGCTAGGAATCAAGACCACAGCAACTCCAAATCAATTCGCAGCCCGCAACGTCTTTATATAGGTGACCCATGGCTAATAACTATCAGCAAGGTTACTACACAGTTTTAAATCAAGCAAAGTATGCAGGCAAAAAAGCACCCAAATATCGCAGTGGATGGGAATTGGCTTTTATGCGCTTTTGTGACAGCAACGATAACATTGTGAGTTGGGCAAGTGAAAGTCTTGTTATTCCTTATCGTAATCCACTTACTGGTAAGCCAACACGATACATCCCAGACTTTCTCATACAGTATAAGAATCGGCACAATCAAGTTATCACTGAGCTAATTGAAATCAAGCCCAAGAAACAAAGCATACTGGAAAGCAAAGCGTCTAACAGAGACAAAGCAATTGTTGCAGTTAACTATGCCAAGTGGGATGCTGCTACCAAGTGGTGTGCAAGAAATGGCTTGAAATTTAGAGTAATTACCGAAGACGATATCTTCCGCCAAGGCGGCAAACGCCGGTAAATATTCGTATGACGCGAAAACTAGAAGAACTATTTGAATTACCAACAGATTCGGTGGATGATGGCCTGGCAAACGAAGTGACGCCAGACAATGTTCCTGAGCCTACACCTGAAAACAATCCTGTAATGCAAAATGCACTCAGTGAGCTTGACAAGGTTCAAGCAGCATTGCCACAGGTCCGCGGGCTCGAAGCAAGCGATCAAGAAATGGATGATCTTGCTGTCAAAGCAAGCAAGAGCTTTGATGACTTAATGGATTTAGGAATGAATGTTGACAGTCGCTGGGCAAGCGATATCTTTGGGGTTGCAAGTACAATGCTTGGGCATGCTATTACTGCCAAAACTGCTAAACTAAACAAAAAGCTCAAGATGGTTGATCTACAACTAAAAAAAGCCACACTGGATGCTCGTCAAGCAGCCAACAGCGACAATGAAATTGCTACAGGAACCGGTGTTGTGCTTGATAGAAACGCACTTTTAGATCGACTGTTAAACAAAGACAAAGATGAAAAGTAGACAGATTTTGCTAAATACTGCACAGAGGGAAAATAAGATGAAATCATTCGCACAATACTTGACAGAGACACGCCAAACATTTGATTATCGAATCAAAATCTGTGGCGATATAACTGCCGAACAGGTCAACGAGCTAGAAGCAAAACTCCAGCAGTTTGATGTTATTAAAATGTCAGAACCAAAGAAAACACCAATCCAGAAAACACTTCCGGATTTTCCAGGTGTTGAAAACGAAAGTATGTCAATCATTGACGTGACTTTTAACTATCCAACAACTCCGCCGCAGATGATACAGATTGCGCGATTGTTAGGCATAGATCCAAATAGAATGTGCGTACAGGATACACAATATGCTGATAGCATTGATGAAGAACGTGCAAAATACGAAGCACAAGCAGATCCACTTTTAGGTTCAGATTATGAGCCAAACAGTAGCGAATCACAAGAAGCCAGCGAATATTACGGCGCAGATCCCTATAAGCGCAAAGTAGTTGGCAATGAATATAGCAGTGATTTTACAATTGCAGGCGGTGCCGATCCAGATATTTTCCCATCAGGCCCGCTATACACAACAGATTACCCTAATAGTACAGATAGCCCAATTATGGGTACTAACAAGATTCCAAAGGTTACCAGTTCCGCTGGTGATTCAGCGCCAGAGAATCGCAAAAACGGCCCTCCAGGCAAGAACAGTTAAAGGAACGGAAACATGGACAACATTTATAAAGTATTAGAAAAACTTAATTCAGTAATGGAAGACAATGCGGCTGTTGATGCAAGCAAAATGAACAAGCAAGCAAATTACAAGCCATTTGGTAAAAGCGACAAAGACTATGAAACTGGTCTGCCAAGGGATGCTAAGAAGGACAAAATGTTTGATGACATGGCGGCTGTTGATGCAAGCAAAATGAACAAGCAGGCAAACTATACGCCGTTTAGCGACAAACAAAGTCCAGATGGGTTACCTGAGAAGAAAAAAGACAACAAGATGTTTGAAAAAGAGTCCGATGTTGAAAGAGATGATCGTGCAGAAAAAGCAGGACGCGAAGTAAAGCGTGATGCAAAGTATGATGGCAAAGATCATGCTGGTAAAGATGGCAAAGACGTAACCAAAGATATCGAGTATGATGAAAAGCATGACAAAGATGGAATGCACGAAGATGAAGGTATCTTTGCAGATACAGCATTGAGTATGGACAAACTTGCTAAACTTAAAGAAGTTGAAGAAACAGCAAGCACAATTAGAACAGAGCTTAAAGACGCCATGATGAGTCGTCTTGCAGAACTAGCAGGTGTTCCGCTAGCTGAGATCGAAGAAGCAGTAAGTGAAACGCCAGAAGATGCTGCTCAAAGAATTATGTCTGAAGATCCACTTGATGAGGATGATGTCGAAGAAGGCAATGCGTTCTCAGGTGCTATGATGCAAGCCAAAAAAGATGGCAAAGATGATTTTGAAGTTGACGGCAAGAAGTACAAAGTATCTGAAGCTGAGATGGACGAAGGTCACATGGGTATGAAAACACTCAAATGCGAACAGTGTGGTGACATGCTTGGTCGACCAACTACAGATTGTGAATGTGACAGTATGGATCCAAAAGGTGACAACTGGATTATGGTTGATGTTGACAACGATGGCGACATGGATATGGCAGTTGCAAACGAAGCAGCCAAGCCAGACTTTGCAGACATCGACGGCGACGGCGACAAAAAAGAAGATATGAAAAAAGCTGCCAAAGACAAAAAGAAAAATGAGTCACTTGAAGAATACGCAATGACTGAAGGTTTTAAAGTAGGCGACACAGTACTTCCAAAAGAAGAAGGCCCAGGACAAGCACCAGGTAGATGTGTTAAAGTTGAAGGCGACAAGTGTACTGTTAAGTTTGCAGACGGCTCAGAAGAAACTTTTGCACATGATGAATTAGAAGCTACTGATGCTAAAAACATGCCTGAGGATGCAGTGTCAGAAACCACAGTAAGTGGTGCAATGGCAACTGATGCAAGCGGCAGCGGCAAATCACTGTACAAAAATGCAAGTGTGTATGAGTCAAATGAAATTGTTCGTGCAGCAGGCAAGCTAATGGAAGGCATGAATATCAATATTAGTATGAATGACCAAAGCGGCCCAAGCCTAACAGTTAACGCAACCGATGAAGATGCAATGAAATTAGGCTCGCTGCTTAAACTAGCAGGTCTTGGTAGCTTTGGCATGCAGAATGAAATGACCGAAGAGCAAGAATTTGCAAACGGTGCAGACGATACAGCAACAGCAGACACAGACACACTGGTTAATGGTATTGCTGGTGGACTGAACGGTCCTAAGTTGCAAGTGAACCCAAATAACATGGGCGACAATCCACTTGCAATGCAACACATGAAGAATAACACCGTTAACCTTGGTGAATCAGAACTAGAAGAAACAAGTGCAAGTCACTTGATGGAACTTTACAAGGAATTCAAAGCAAAATGAGTCTAAAGAAATACATCACTGAGAGTGAGAGAGCGCAAGCCTTTATGGTTGAAGGCGATGTGTTTACGGTTGGAGTCAATGAAGAACTTGCTCTGGAGTTTGATGTGATCAGTCACACAGATGACAGTGTGGTCGTTGAAGCAGACGACTACAGTTTAGCAGTGCTTGAGCATTGCGGCTGCGGCATGGACGAAGAACTAGACGAAGATAGAGATGCGCCTAGAAGTCATTGTTGCGACGCTCCACTAATGAACTATGAAAACGGTTTGGGTATTTGTAGCGATTGTAAAGACCATGCCGAAGCTATAGACGAATCAAAAGATGAAGAGCATGAGTTATACTCACTTATGAGAGGCTCACCAACTGACCAAGGTATGGCAAAGCTGCCTGCAAAAAAGACAGAAGCTGACAGTCATGTACATGACGGCGACATGGACAAAGCGGCTGATTACAAGCGCAAAGCAGCATTCCACAAGCGTATGGGCAATGACGATGCATCCAACTACTATCAGAAAAAAGTTGATGATATTTTTGGCAAGGGCTTAAACATCAACCGTGCATTAGGCGAAGATGCTGACGATGCCGCAGATGCTATCAAGCGTAGAATCATGAACATGGAAGAATTCAGTGAAATGGTCAGAAATTATGGCATCTCGCGTATTGTTGATGCTATCAATAATGAAGCTGAAGATCATGAAGATGGTGATGAATTAGGTAGCAGTGATGTTAGTGCAATGGTTAACAATGTAATCCGCTCACTGGAACGTAGCAAAACCAACGAAGCCGAATACCAAGGACGTAAAGTTAAACTTGGCAAGCCAACCCGCGGCGATGTTAAAAAGTACAAAGTATTTGTAAAAAATCCAAAGACAGGCAATGTTAAAAAAGTTAACTTTGGCGATCCAAACATGGAAATCCGCAGAGACAACCCTAAAGCCCGCAAGAGCTTTAGAGCAAGACATAACTGTTCAGACAAAAAAGATAGAACAAAGGCTGGTTACTGGAGTTGCCGTATGTGGAGTTCCAAACCAGTTAGCAAGATAGTATAAGGAAAAAAATAAATGGCTAGTGAAACAAACACATATGCAGGCGCAATATCAGCCCAAGCCTGGACAACAGACAAAGCAATGATTTCAACCGGCGTGACCAGTGTAACAGCACAAGTAATACTTGCTGGCAAGCCAAATGAAAGCACGGACACTATTTACAGTAACCCAATTGTTATTCCGGCAAACAGTGTGCAATACATTTATGTAGGTGTTGGCAACCAACTTACCATTGTTGGCGGTGACGGTACAGCAACCGAAATGGGAACAGCATCAAGTGCAGACTCAGGGGTTTACCAAAGCTAATGAGAGCTAGCGAATTCTTACAAGAAGAAAAAGGCCTGCGCTTTAAACATACAAAGGGCAAAGCACCTCATGTACACCAAGCCGCAAGTCCTGGTCATGTAAGAAGCAAAGGCTATTATGATATGTATCGTGCTACCATGGCAATGGCAGGCATGGATGCAGACGGCAACAACGAACACATGCCGGATCCAGAAAGTTGGATCGGCGGCGACGGTCTTGTTAATGCATTCACTGACGAAGAACGTGACATGTCAAAAAAAGCCTTTGCGGCACTTGGAATGGCCAGCAAGGAAGACGGCTCGCACACAGGCAGTCACGAACCAGATGCAGTGAATACACAAAGCCCAGTTGTAGCATTCAAAGGCTATCCTCGTTAATAAATACTCCTATAACAGGAGCATAACATGTACGAGTACAGAGCAAAACTAATAAACATAGTAGACGGCGACACAGTTGATGTAGATATCGACTTGGGCTTCGGTGTATGGATAAAAGACGAGCGTGTGAGAATCATGGGTATTGACACGCCAGAAAGCCGCACACGAGATTTAGTAGAAAAAAAGTTTGGATTAGCAGCCAAACAACGCATGACAGAATTGCTTGATGGCCCTGCTATTGTGCTTAAAACACAAATTGCAAAAGATGGCGAGGATATGAAAGGCAAGTTCGGACGTATCCTGGGAGACTTTGATGTATACTACGCACCACAAGATAGAACAATGAGTGTTACTGACATTATGATGCTAGAAGGACATGCTGTGCCTTACATGGGTGGCAGCAAAGAAGAGTTACTGGAACAGCATATGGCTAACAGAGCAAAACTCATTGCCGAGGGCATAGTTGAAGCATGATTGCAATGATAGCGTCTTTGGGAAGATGCGCTAATAATTATCTACTAGAGCTGTTTAACTCAAGTGGATATTATGCAGTGCAAGAACACCAGGACGGTAGCAGTATCTGGGACGAAGATAAATTTGCAAATAGCAGTAAATCGGCTTTGCTTACTCATAGTCGTAATTGGTTGCCCAAAACAAAAATAGATAAAGTTATTTTTTTATCAAGACGTGATAAGCTAGCACATGCATTTAGTTTTGCTGTAGTAGACTATCTTATGGACTTAAACATAGAAGATGAAATAGTATCAGTATGGCATCCTGATAAATTACCCGTTAACAAAATACCCAAGATCAAAGCAAACTCCAATCACTTAGTGACCAATATGATGAAGATAGAACGTCAAAATGATGAATGGAGAGCTTGGCTAGACCAAAACAAACTTGAATATATTGACTTGTATTACGAAGATTTATTTTCACAGGAAACACAAGATCTGCTTGGTGAACAGTTTGGTATAACCAACTTTCAACCGCACACAACTGGCAGTAAGAAAAATCCAATTCAAGCGAAAGATATTTTTGAAAATTACGAGCAAGTTGTGTGGAACTTTAAACAAGGATATATTAACCAATGATTGCAAGCATAAACTTTGGAGGATTGGGCAAACCCGCAACAAAAACAACACCACTTGTAGCGCCAACTCCTGCAGAACTTAAACAATTCCCCGAAGACACAATTAAGAACCACGGCCCAAAACCACAATAAGTAACTGTATGGCAGCAAGAGAAGAAGATGGGGTACTAGTAAAAACCCCGTATAAGAAACAAGAATTTACAGAAGCAGAATTGCAACAGTTTATGCAGTGTGCTGACCCTACGGGCGGCCCTGAATTCTTTATGCGTAATTTTTTCTTTATACAACATCCAATACAAGGAAAGATGCAGTATGATCCTTGGGAGTTCCAAGAGAGACTGATCGGCACCTATCACAACTATAGATTTTCAATATCAATGATGCCCAGACAAACTGGCAAAAGTACCAGTGCCGCAGGATATTTGTTATGGTATGCAATGTTTAAACCAGACAGTACCATACTAGTAGCTGCACACAAGTATGCAGGAGCGCAAGAGATTATGCAACGTGTTCGCTATGCGTACGAAGCATGCCCTGACCATATTCGCGCTGGCGCCACAAGTTACAATAAAGGATCAATTGAATTTGACAATGGTTCGAGAATTGTTGCACAAACCACAACAGAAAATACCGGACGTGGTATGAGTATTACACTGCTATACTGTGATGAGTTTGCGTTTGTGAGACCCACTATTGCCAAAGAGTTTTGGACATCAATATCTCCTACACTATCAACAGGCGGTGGTGCTATTATTACAAGTACGCCAAACTCAGATGAGGACCAGTTTGCTTTTATTTGGAAAGGTGCAAACAAAACTGAAGACAGTTATGGTAACGAAACTGAACTGGGTATTAACGGATTTAAAGCATACAGAGCTTTTTGGGCTGAACATCCTGACAGAGATGAAGACTGGGCTGAAGAGCAGAGAAACATACTAGGCATTGAACGTTTTCGGCGAGAAATGGATTGCGAATTTATTATCAATGACGAAACACTTATTGCACCAACCAAACTGATTGATCTTGAAGGTATTGAACCGCAGTATCGAACAGGACAAGTGCGTTGGTATAAACGTCCAGAGCCTAACAAAATTTATGTGGTAGGGCTTGATCCTAGTTTGGGTACAGGAGGCGATCCTTGCGCTATACAAGTGTGGGAAGCAAACAGCAATGTGCAAATTGCTGAGTGGAAACATAACCGAACAACCATTCCAGAGCAGATTCGCATCTTGGCTGATATTTGCAAGCATATCAATGAAACAGTAAATCATCCTGCAAGTATCTACTACAGTGTTGAAAACAACACCATTGGCGAAGCAAGTTTAATCTCCATCAAAGACTACGGTGAAGAAAATATTCAAGGATACTTCCTCAGCGACATTGGCAAAGGTCGTTCGGGGCGCAAAGGATTTAATACCACACACAAAGTGAAACTGGCAGCATGTGCTAAGTTTAAAAATCTACTTGAACAAGACAGACTGAAGATAAACAGCCTAAGTTTAATCAGCGAACTGAAAAACTTTGTAGCACATGGCACTAGCTATGCTGCTAAGCCGGGAGAGACAGACGATCTTGTAATGGCAACCTTGCTAGTGGTGCGTATGATGCAGGTGTTGCAGAGCTACCACGGCGAACTAGATGGACAAATGACTGATCATGAAGATATGGGAATCGAACCAATGCCGTTTGTGGCAATGTTTTAATAAATAGTATTATGGGAACAGACAACAACGCGGCACAGCAAATATACGACACACTGGTAACACGGGACTTGGATCCAAAGAGTTTGGATGCAATGGGAAAGCCAACAGTTAATCCTGGATCGGCTGATTTATTCTCGTTTAACTTTAAAACGTCTAATCAAGATTACGGTACAGTGGTTATCCTGGTAAATGGTGACAACGACCTTGAAATATTCTACGGTGACAATCTTGGACGCGGTATGGAACGCGAAGATCGTGGCGACTGGTATGATTTCCTTGCTGTTATTAGAAATATAGCAAAGCGGAACCTACTTACATTCAGTCTTAACAACATGAACAAATTGAAATATTCAATGAAAAGCATGGCACAGTTGGCTGAAAGTTGGAAAGGGCACAGCAAAACAAGAAGCTCTAGTAGCCAACCAGGCAATGCCCGAGTGGTAATACAACACTCAAGAGCACTAGGCGAAGGCGAAGCACGTTTTAGAAACATTGAAAGTTTGTTTGTTGAAAATTCCGCAGGCGAAAGATTCCGTATGCCGTTTAAAAGTATCAGTGGCGCAAAGGCAATGGCAAGACATGTTAGCGAAGGCGGCAATCCATATGATGAATTTGGACAGCATATCAGTAATACCATCAACGAGATGGGAACACTGTCAAGATTTATAAGAGCAAGCAGAAGCAATGCATTTGCACAAAACGAAAGTGCATTGGGCATTGTGGAAGATGCAGTAAAGCATTACAGTGACATCAAGCGTAAAGCAAAGAAAATGATCAGTCGCAGAGGATACAAAGATATCTTTGCAGCATTTGATCCTATGCAAGTTACTGATCTTGATGAAACAGTTGATCGGGTAAGAGAAGTATTTGTTAACAGCTCAGTTGACAGTCGCATCGAAGAAGCTCTGCCTATCCTAGCAAAGATACAGGAAGAGAACATGAAAGAAGCAGACATTTTTGAACAGTGGGCCGACCGTATCACTGAAGGAACTTGGGCGTTACCGGACACAGACGAACAAATGTCCAGACTTAAGAAGCTCATGAGCGAGCCACTTATATGTGGACCCGACGGCGAATATGCAACAGAACAGTTATATGATCTAATTGGTGATGACGAACTGTTTGATGACATCAGCGTACTTGCAGACCGTGATCCAAATGCAGATTGCAGAGAGCTTGTAAAAGCAAGGCTCGCAGACTTTGACATTGTGATTGACGAAGCAGTTAGCGAAGGTGCTATGAGCGATCTACATCAACACATAGGTGAAATGATTGCAGATGGTGACAGCAACGAAGAAATCAAAAAGATGCATCCTGGCGTAAGTGATAAAGACATTGCTAACATCCGCAGTGAAATGGATGAATCAGTTAACGAAGGCCACAGTCACCAGGATATTATAGATCAGATTGTAGACATGCAGCCAGAATCTGGCGATGAAATTATTAGAATGGCACAGAAACTTGGTGTACCAGATCCAGCAATTGATGATATCTATCAAGAGGTACTAGACAAGATTAGCATCACTGAAGACCCAACACAGGAAGATCCAGCAAGTGGTTATGCAGCAGGACAAGCAAATGCAGCCGCAGGCAAAGCTCGCAGTTTGGGAATGAGCATGGGCGGTGACAACAGCGCAGTTCCAAAAACAGCAGGCGGTGATGATGTTGAAGAATCAATGGATGCATTTGTAAACCCAGATGATCAAGATGGCACTGATGACGCAAACAAAATTAGCAACAGTGAAAAACAAGACTTAGACAACGAAGACATGACTGAAATAACAGACATTGACACAGGAAAAACAGCATTAAAAGCAGAACGTGATCCAATGTTAGAAACAGAGCTAGACAGACTACTACAACTAGCTCGAGGATAGTATGACTCCAGAAATAATTATCCCTAGTCAGTTGTGGCTGATTAGGGATTTCTTTCCTTTAGAACAATACAGTTTTGTTCGCAAACTATATCGCAACGCAGAAAACACCAAACTCAAAATGCTCTACGACAACCGTTTGCTAACGGATTGGAGCGAGACTCGAGAGCCCAACGACATCTGTGCGCTGTGGGCACCGTATTTTAGCGAACTTGCTGGCATTGAGCTAAAGCCACAAGTAGGCTACATTGACATTACACTGTCGCATGCAAAAATCATGATGCATAGAATACACAGTGATATCAAACTGCAAGTACAAATACCATTATGCACTATTGCAGTAGATACCAATCAGTATGCGTTTTGTATTGAAGATGCAGTTAACACTGCTACTGGTAAGAATGATCATAGCCCTGCTCGCGATATCGAAAGCAGTGAATGTGTGTATGTGCCGCACGAGCCTCGCAGTGCTATTGTATATCAGAACAATCCAAGGATTTTCAATGGCATGATGAATTCAATACCTGAAAACAGCATTCGCGAAACACTGTGGCTTAACTATCAGTAACGTTGTATTGAAATACCACACTGGTTCGTGTGCCATTGCTAGCGATAACTTGATGTGGTTTGAGGTCTGTGTTCAAATTCAAGTAACCGCAGTTTGGCTCGATTGGTATTTGTACACTTGGATCAACATGTAAGAACTCTGCACCAACTGTATCGCCGTCATTGTCAAGGTATACTTGTAGTGTAACAACGATATCAGCAGCATCAGAATGTACTTGGCAACCAAAGCCAGGTAAGTCTAACCAAAATTTACTAAGCATAAAGTTCAAGTTTTGGCCTGTGAGTTTGCTAAGGCCTGGCAACAGGGCTAATCCCAGTTGTTGTAATCTTTGATGATCAGCACCATCTTCTAACAGCATACGCAAATGAGGACGGGTTGCTGAAAAACTATTATCCGTGTTGGTTTTAATATCTTTTAACCAAATTATTGTGTCTGGGTCAAAGCAGTCTTTGACTATCCACAAATTAGATGCTATAATAAATGTATTCATGTGTATATTTAATCCATATCAAACAGCCTAAGAAACTTTACCGTTTGGGGTTGACGGACTAAATAGAATTGCATATACTAGTACAGTGTATGCTAGGCTATACACAGATGCGTAGTTGCGCATCACAGGCAAATGAAAGAGTAGTAGTTGCTACTCGTAGGCATATAGGAGAATAGAAAATGGCTTCATTAGCAGAAATCCGCGCACGCCTTGCAGCGGCAGACAATAGACAAGGCAATCAGTCATCCGGTGGCGATGGCGCAATTTACCCACATTGGAATATGAACGAAGGCGATAGCGCAGTGCTACGTTTCCTTCCTGATTTGGATAACAACAACACGTTCTTTTGGATTGAACGTGCAATGATCAAACTTCCATTCAATGGTGTCAAGGGGCAGATGGATAGCAAAAGCGTCCAGGTGCAGATTCCTTGTATTGAAATGTGGGGTGAGACTTGCCCAATCCTTACAGAAGTACGCACATGGTTCAAAGACAAAAGTCTTGAAGATATGGGTCGCAAGTATTGGAAGAAGCGTTCATATATCATGCAAGGATTTGTAAGAGAAAATCCAATCTCGGATGACAAGAGCGAAAAAGCAATCCGTCGTTTTATCATTGGACCACAAATTTTCCAAACTATCAAGTCTGCATTGATGGATCCGGAGTTGGAAGAACTTCCAACTGATTACGAGCGTGGGTTAGACTTCCGCGTAAGCAAAACACAAAAAGGTGGATACGCTGACTATTCCACAAGCAAGTGGGCTCGCAAAGAGACTGCACTTACTGCACAGGAAGCAGAAGCAATTGAATCACAAGGGTTGTACAACTTGGGTGATTTCTTGCCAAAGCGTCCAAGCGAAGAAGATCTCCGTGTAATGAAAGAGATGTTCGAAGCATCAGTGGATGGACAAAGCTATGACGCAGAGCGTTGGGGCAACTACTTCCGTCCAGCAGGTATGCAGAAGCCCGAAGGCGCAGCTACCCCAGCACCGCAGGCAGCACCTGCTCCGGCTGCAACACCAGTTGCCGAAGCAGAAACAGTGCCATTTGAAGTTGCACCAGCAACTCCAACTGCTCCAGTTGAAGCACCTGCACCAGCTGCAGATAGCGGCAATAAAGCTGAAGACATCTTGGCTATGATTCGTAGCAGACAGTCTGCATCTTAACGGCAAAGGGGGCAAGGTTTTCCTTTTTCCTTGCCCTCATCGTCCTTTCAAGGTAAACCGCTATGTCTATACCCGCAAAATTTGACTTGCGCAACGATGATATCAATCAGTTGCCATCAGTGATTAGTCTTCCTGATCACTTGGGCGGATTTGACTTAACTGGTAAAAGTTTGGATCTAACTGAGTTAGCAAAAACCAACCGCAACATAACAGTTAATGTAGAGTATATTGTTGATCAACAAATTCGTGACAATTATGCCAATTTAGATTTAAAATTTAATTGTGAACTTTGGGCATCGGGCAATCATGTTCATAAGCTCACAGGATACCGAGTACATCCGGCTGTGAATTATCGTAACTTTGTTTGCAGTTTCAATGGCAGTAATCATGTTGGTAGACAACTATTAGCAAGTGCATTGCAGAAATTTGGTTACTTTGACCAATCGTATTGTAGCAAGAACTTTGGGCAAACTGGCACTGAACTTGAAGGGCACATTGAAAATTATGTAGAAAATATTAACTTTTACAACAAGTTTTTTGATTGTACAGATCTATTCAATCAACAACAATATAGTTTTGGGCATGTGCGCTATGAACATGACAAGAACATATACAATTTAGAAAACAAACTTACTGAAAGTTTTGTAAACATAGTAAGCGAAACAATGCCCACTAGCTATTATCCGTTTGTTACTGAAAAAGCACTATATAGCATAGTAACTAGAGGTTTGTTTTTGGCTTATGCACAACCTGGATGGCATGAGTACATAGAAAAATATCTTGGGTTTAAATTATATACCAAGTTGTTTGATTACAGGTTTGACACAGTTGTTAATCCTGTTGAACGATTGATAGAGCTAATGACTATGATCAGTAAGTTTAGTAAACTTACACCCTACGAGTGGTACGATTTGTATTTGTTAGAGTCCGATACAGTTGAATACAATTACAATCATTATTTCAGCAATGATTACCTAAGAAAGTTACAACAACTTGACAATACAAGTGAAACATAGTATAATAAACACATATCAGCAAGGAGAATACAGTGGCAAAACCATTTGACGTAAGCAAGTTCCGCAAGGACATCACAAAAAGCATTGACGGATTGTCAATTGGCTTTAACGATCCAACAGACTGGATTAGCACAGGCAACTATGCACTAAACTATCTTATTTCGGGAGACTTCCACAAAGGTTGTCCACTGGGTAAAGTTACAGTGTTTGCTGGTGAATCTGGCGCAGGCAAAAGTTATTTTGCCGCAGGTAACATTGTTAAACATGCACAAGAACAAGGCATCTTTGTTGTGCTTATTGACACTGAGAACGCACTTGATGAAGCCTGGCTAAAAGCACTAGGTGTGGACACAGACGATAGCAAATTGCTTAAACTGGCAATGAGCATGATTGATGATGTTGCAAAGACAATTTCAACATTCATGAAAGACTACAAAGCAATGGCCGACGGCGAACGTCCTAAGGTGTTGTTTGTAATTGATAGTTTAGGAATGATGCTTACTCCAACAGATGTTAATCAGTTTGAATCAGGTGACATGAAAGGTGATTTGGGCAGAAAGCCTAAAGCACTAACAGCATTGGTGCGTAATACTGTAAACATGTTTGGCAGTTACAACGTTGGTATGGTGTGTACCAACCACACATATGCATCACAAGATATGTTTGATCCAGATGATAAGATCTCGGGTGGACAAGGCTTTATCTATGCAAGTTCAATCGTGGTTGCAATGCGCAAGCTCAAGCTCAAAGAGGATGAAGATGGCAACAAGATTTCGCAAGTAAAAGGTATTCGTGCAGCATGTAAAGTTATGAAAACACGCTATGCTAAACCGTTTGAAAGTGTACAAGTTAAGATTCCTTATGAAACTGGCATGAACCCATATAGTGGGCTTGTTGATCTTGCCGAAAGTGTAGACTTGCTTAAAAAGTCTGGCAACAGACTGAGCTTTATTAAATCTGATGGCAGCGAAATTATCCAGTTCCGCAAAGCATGGGAACGCAATGAAAATGGCTGCCTTGACGAATTGATGCTGGAGTTTGCTAAAATTGGTGACGAAACGGTAAGTATAGACGAAGTTGTTGATGTGCATGAAGATATCATTGATGATGAAACTGGTGAGGTATTACACGAGAATGCATAACAACAAAAACACATTCTGTGTTGCTCCATGGTTTCAGATTAAAAATGGGCAAGACATGAGTAAAGAAGTTTGTTGTGCAATATCTACCGAAATAACAGAACACATGCCTAGCCAAAACATGAGTTCATTGGAATACCTAAATACTCAGCCAATACGAGATTTAAAAAAAGATTTGGCCAACGGAGTAAGATCAGAACATTGTCGAATCTGTTGGCTCAAGGAAGAAAACGGAATACGCAGTTTGAGACAAGATCTCAATGAGTTGATATCATTGCAAAAAGATATTAACGCTGCAAATTGGATGGATGTGTACTTTAACAACAAAGATGACTTTAACAGTGATATGGTTTTGAGTGCAGATATCAAAGTTGGCAATACCTGTAACTATGCCTGTGTTATGTGCCATCCTGAAGATAGTTCGTTGATTTATGCAAACTGGATGGCTAATCTTGATCATCCTATTGTACAGTCTGTGCTAGAAGAGGATCCTGAATACTTAACAAGGGCCAAGTCATTTACATTCAAGAATAAACAGTATATCAAGTACTTGGATGACATTTTGGAAAACAACAAGCATATCAAGTTTTTGAAGTTTCTTGGCGGAGAGCCGTTTTTAGATAAGTTCTTGATAGATAAGTTACGCCAGTTGCCCGCTAGTACTAAAAGTAAACTGAGTTTGCTGTTTGTTACCAATGCCAGTAAAGATGTTTCTGAGATTATCGATTCGCTTGGAGATTTCAAGTACGTTCAATGCAGTGTTAGTCTTGAAGGAATAGGAGAAGTCCAAGAATGGGCTAGATACGGAAGTAATTGGCAAGAGGTCGAACAGCATGTTCTCAAAGCTGTAAGCAACCCTCGAATAGATATGTCAATACTGTACACGTTCCAAACAGCAACAGTGCTAGGATTTAGAGATCTTGCAACCTGGTGCAGAAATAACAATATTAAGTTGAGAACTAACATAGTAAACAATCCTGTATATCTAGGCATGAAAACACTGCCTGATCATATAAAGAAAGATTTGTTAAAGGATATAGAAATTAATCGAAACATCATTGACAATACCGAAACCACATATGAAGACCTATTGGTAGGAGTCAATGATAGCAAGTTTGATCAGGACTTGCGCGACGATTTCTTTGAGTACATTGAATGGTACGAAACTGACAAGAATATTAAAAAACTGGAAAATATTTTCCCAGAACTGTTTGTAGAATAGGAGCAACAAAACGTGTCATTAGAAATAGCTGCAATGGTGTGGAAAGACTGCCGCACTTTTATACTGGAAAATGGAGACATTAGAGAAGCTGCCGATACAGTAGTGGCAACCCTAATGGAACAAAACAGTGCTGACGAAATACGAGAAGCATTCAAATGGGACGGTGCTATAAAAATGGCAGTTGGTGCCTATGTTGGAGAGCATGATGAAGACGATCTTGAAGAGGAAGAAGAGGATGAACTGCTTGATCAGTTTAATGACGATGGCGAGTTTGATTATGACGAGTATTGATACACATGTGGTATAGCAAGGTAACAGGTAATCTTGGCAACATTCCTAGCTTTATTACACACTTTGAAGCTGAACTTGAAGAAGCAAAGCGCGAGTGTCGTGTTGGCGGACTTATTGAAAAAAACATTCAAGCGTTACCTGGACTCACTGAACATCGTTTTAATCAACTGCAAGAGATTGAGGCAGTACTTAACTTCTTGAACATACAGTTGCGCAAGATACGCCGCAAGCATTTTCAAAAGTATTTGGAAGGATATGCTAGAGCGTTAAACAGTCGCGATGCTGAAAAGTATGTTGACGGCGAAGATGAAGTTATCGACTTTGAAACGCTGATCAATGAAGTTGCATTATTGCGCAACAAGTATCTTGGCATCATGAAAGGTCTGGACACCAAGCAGTGGCAAATGGGTCACATTGTGCGGTTGCGCACAGCAGGCATGGAAGACGTCCAGGTATAATTTGTTCTCTCTTTATAAACGGCATACATAACAGTAAGCAAGTGTATAAGGATAGCAAAGTTGAGCTCATTCAGTAGTCCACAAGAAAAACACGAACACAGTTTTCAAAACGTACTAAGTTATATGTATGAGTATGACGATTTCATGGACAGTGTTGGGCATGTTATTGATCTTGGCTGCGATGTTGAAGCAACTGATATGCTGTGGTGGGCAAGTGCTACCACAAGAGATGAAGCAAAAACTCCGTTAGGCATTAAATGCGTTGGTGTTAATACATTTAAAAGACTTAATAGTAGTCACAATAGTATATCATACCAAAATCACAACATTGAATCTCTAAACCGTGTAAAAAAATCATTTGATATAGTATATTGCTACGATCAATTGCAGTATTTGTTAAATCCATACCAAGCATTGTCGAATTGGTGGCATATTGCAAACAAGGATGCTATGTTAGTACTGGCAGTGCCGCAAACTGTTAACACAGAATATCACATTCAAGAATACAACCTAGCCTTGGGTCACAAATATCATTACACAATGCCACAGTTAATCTATATGCTGGCTGTTAGTGGCTGGGATTGTCGTGATGGATTTTTTAAGAAAACGCCTGGAGATCCGTGGCTGTATGCAATTGTGTACAAGAGCAACATCGAACCAATGAATCCTCAACAAGTTAACTTGTATAATCTTATAGAAGAAACTGAATTGTTACCGCAATGTGCAGTGGATGGTATTACCAAATACGGAAAGCTGAGACAACGTGATCTAATACTTCCGTGGTTGGACAAAAATATCATGATTATGGAGCAACATTAAATGGGCAGTGTTAGTGCATTTTTAAAAATTGACAGGATGGATGCACACGGTATTCATTGTTTGCGATTCTGGCTTGAACTGTTTAAGAATCACGAAACTTATATATTATGTGACAGAGATGAAACTGACATGCTTAAAACATGCATGTTGGATTATCCAGATGCAAAATTAATCGCCAGCATTAGAGACTCTATAATGCCCAGCCTGCGGGAACTTAAAGGTGCAAAACGCAATATGGCATGTGCTAACATAACAGGTTTTGAGATTGCAAGCGGGCGCACTGATGCATTTTGGATGATTGATGCCGATGACACACAGTTCTTAACACACAGATGGGCAGCACTAGATGAAAAGTTTCGCAGTGCAGAACGTCACCTTGCAGAAAACAAGCTAGACGGATTCAGTTTAGACTTTTACAGCACACACAACACAGGCTGGACTTTTGGAGTAGCCTTGTTTCGCAGTGATTTACCCTGGCAAGAACTTACACAGGTTAAGGGTGCAGAAATGGCTGATTTTATGTTTCCTCGCAACATTGACGCGGCTTTCCATTGCATGCGAGAGCGCGGCGCTTGGAAACTTGAGAGCTTTGTGTTTTCGGGCATGTGCTTTCAGCATGTGTACAACAACTATCCAGAAATGCCCAATGGAGTATATTACTGGAACAAAGGAAAACTTTGGGATATTCCACTACCAGAAAGAATTGTCAGTATCTAAATGGGAGAAAACATGAGTAAAACCGTAAAAGAAAGAATGGCGGAACTTTGCCGACCAATTGATCAACAAATTATGATGTGCGATGATCGAGAAGATGTTCTGATGATGGCATGTGCAATGCTTATGAAAGTTAAAACAATTTTGGATGCACAAATAGGCATCGAAGGCCGCAAAAGTCTAATAGCAGATTCTAACAATGACTAATACAGTATGCTAAACGTTATAGTACAAGCAGGAGGTCGTGGCAGTAGGCTACGCCATCACACATGGAACAAGCCTAAGTGCTTGGTCAGTGTGCATGGAAAACCTTTGCTGTATCATTTGTTTGACAAGTTTCCAGATGCACGTTTTATGATCATTGGCGATTACTTGTATGAGCAGTTGCAAAACTATTTACAAGTTGATCCTCCTGAAGCAAAGTATGAATTGATACATACAGATCAAAAAGGCACTTGCTCGGGTATAGACACAGCACTGGCTATGGTACCTGCAAACGAACCAGTGTTGCTTACCTGGAGCGATTTGATTATTAACGATCTTGCTGAATTTCCTGAACACACCAACAAACCTATTGTATACATAACTGACGCATTTACTTGTCGGTGGAGCGTGCAACAGAATGGACTTGAAGAAGTGCCAAGCGAAACTGGCGGCGTGCCGGGTATATTTTATTTTGCTGAACGTAGTCAATTTCCAACACCTCCGCACAGTGGCGAGTTTGTTAAATGGTTTAGTCAAAATGTTACAGACTTTAGAACAGTTCCGGCAAATGCACTAGAAGAACTAGGCGACTTTGGCACAATTGAAGACAACAATAGCAAACTGGGTTTTTGTAGATTTTTTAACAGAGTTGACATACGCGAGTCAGTTGTGGTCAAAGAAGCAATTGATCTGGACTATGCACATTTAATAACGCAAGAAAAGCAATGGTATAAAACTGTTGGAGATCTTGGATTCAATCGTATACCTGTAATAAACAAAGATGCCGAGCAACTTACAATGAGTCGCGTACATGGCAAGCATGTGTGGGATATTGACAATCTATCGGAACGTGAACAGCGCAGTATACTAGCTGACATCATTTATACACTGCAAGACTTACATACTAGAGACAAAAAACCCAGCATTGAAGAACAAGTGCAAAATGTGTATATCAACAAAACACAAAGCAGAGTAAACAGTGTCAGTAGAATTATTCCAGGATTTGAAAAACAAAGTTTCACAGTCAATGGAGTAAAGTGTATCAATTACTTTCACAGCCAATACACCTATGTGTGGGACGATATCGCAGAAGCATTGCAGCCTGAATGGTTCACGCCCATACACGGTGATCCTACATTTTCAAATACCATAATTGATCACAATCTCAAAGCCTGGTTTATTGATCCAAGAGGCTATTTTGATAAGCCTGGTGTGTATGGTGACCCAGTTTATGACTTTGCTAAAGTATACTACAGTGCAGTCGGAGGCTACGATAGCTTTAACAGACGCAAGTTTAAACTGCACATTGACAACGATACCTGTGAAATTATCATGGCGCCGCCATCGACAGCCAACGTAGCACAACAGGTATTTGAAGAATTGTTACCAGAGCAAATGGGCAACATTGAATTGCTACACGGATTAATATGGTTAGCACTCAGTGGCTACGCCAAAGACGATATCGATAGTGTAATTGGCAGTTACTATTACGGACTGTATTGGTTAAACAGAGGAATTAAAAGAATAAAATGATACCATTTGAACTCAGCGACAACCTGAACCATACTTGGTTTTTTGACATGGACGGCACAGTGGTCAAGGTAAATGCTACTCCTTACCACAATGATGAGTTGTTGCCTGGAGTGCAGGAACTGTGGGCAAGTATACCCGAAGATGACGTTATTGTTATTACCACAGCCAGAGCATTAGAGTTCAAAGAAACAACACTAAAGATACTAGACGATAACAATTTACGATACGACTATGCACTATTTGATTTGGCACACGGCGAGCGTATTGTGGTGAATGATAACAAAGAACACGGACTACAGTGTGCTATTGCATGGAACGTGAAACGCAACGGAGGGTATCCACAGTGACTGAAATGACTGCAACAAAACAAGCAAAGCTGGAACGCATTTTTGCACTAGAAGATGAAATTGCCTATGCAAAAAGTCAATTACTTCCACACGATACAGGACATATTAGCACAGCAATTGGTTGGTTAGGCCATCGTGTGCGTGAATTAAAGGATAATCTAGATGGTTGATAACAGAAGAACTCCTGCTACTGAACCTGGGGACTTTATTCCCGGAGTTAAGTTTAAAGACATTGATTACACAATTGTATTGGTTACTGGAGGATTTGATCCACTACACAGTGGACACATTGAATACTTCAACGCCGCTGCAAGTTACGGCAACATACTGCTAGTAGGTGTCAATTCAGATAGTTGGCTTAAACGCAAAAAAGGTCGTAGCTTTATGCCTATCAGTGAACGTGCTAATATTATCAGTCATTTAGGCATGGTAGGCGGTGTTGTGGGCTTTGATGACGAATTTGATGCTGACGGTAGTGCAAAAAAGTTTATACAATCAACATTGGACAACTATCCAACAGCCAAAGTGGTATTTGCCAACGGTGGAGATAGAACCGATAACAATATTCCTGAAATGGATATTCAAGATCCAAGACTGAAGTTTGTGTTTGGTGTTGGAGGCGAAAACAAAAAGAACAGTAGCAGTTGGATTCTCAAAGAATGGGAAGCACCCAAAGTAGAACGCGAATGGGGACACTATAGAGAACTGTACCATGGTGATGGCTTTCAAGTTAAGGAATTGGTTATTGCTCCGCACAGCAAGTTGAGCATGCAACGGCACAAATACCGTAGTGAAACTTGGAATTTAGTAAGTGGTGTTGCACATGTGCTTACAAGCAGAAACGCTACAGAACCATATGACGGCGCAAAAAGACAAACACTAACACCGCCCAATCCTGTAGACATTCCCAAGGGAATTTGGCACCAGGGTGTCAATGACAGCGACGAGCCTGCACACATTGTTGAAGTGTGGAAAGGTCCTAGTAAATTACTATCAGAAAGTGACATTGAAAGATGGGATTAAAACAAGATCGAGTAACAGTTTATATTGGTTGGGATAGTCGTGAGCCTATTGCCGCAGATGTGTGCCGTTACAGTATACTTAAACATGCAAGTATTCCTGTTGATATAGTTATGTTAAAGCAAGATGACTTGCGTATGCGTGGGCTTTACAGTCGCGATATTGATGCACTGGCTAGCACAGAGTTTACGTTCACACGCTTTTTAGTACCAGAGCTAAACAACTTTGAAGGCACTGCTATCTTTATGGACAGTGACATGATATTTCTAAATGACATTGCTGAGCTGCTGGATGAAGTTGATCCTGCAAAAGCTGTAACCTGTGTACAACATGACTACACACCGCCACCTGGCATAAAGATGGATGGGCAACAGCAACTGGCATATCCCAGAAAGAATTGGAGCTCAATGGTTGTGTGGAATTGTGCCCACAAAGCCAATAAGAAAGTGACACTTGACTTGGTAAACGATCCTGAAGTTACTGGTGCTTATCTACATCGATTCAGTTGGCTCAAGGACAAAGACATTGGCTTGCTTGGTCCACAGTGGAATTGGCTTGTTGACTGGTATGTAGAAGGCAGAGACGGTGAACCGAACTTGTTGCACTACACTGAAGGCGGCCCTTGGTTTGACAATTGTAAAGATTGTGGGTATGCAGCAACCTGGAACATGTATCTCCAAGGATATCTAGAAAGCAAGCACAATCCTACACATAATGTGCGCGACTTAACACTGCCAGAAGATCTAAAAGCTGGCATCCAAGAATTGATCCGTGCATACTATGATCCGCATAATATTTTCTACGACCTTGACGTACCAGGCGCAGTTGAGCGTTTATCTAAATCATACAACGAATCGGGTGTACTTGGCATCATTGATGCAGGCGAACCACCTAGCCCTGAATTTCCAGAAAAAACACGGGAGGAGTTAAAATTGGATGTGATATTAGAAAGTTTTCTACTTGGTAGTAGAGGAGTATTTGCTAACAGCAAAGAGCTTGACCAAGTTCCTCTGAATGTTCCAGCAGTGGTAAGGGGCATTGCCAAAAAGAAAGTGATGTGGCGTTGTCTAGAATCAAAGAGAGATTTTTACTATATTGACACAGGTTATTTTGGTAACGGCAAGCACAAACTATATCATAGAATTACCAAAAATGCATTGCAATTTAGCCTCCCTCTTAATCAAAGGATATCTGACGATAGATTTCATAAAACTGAAACAGTAATACGCAAACATCGGACCGGAAGAAATATTTTACTATGTCCTCCTAGCCAAAAGGCACTGTCTTACTGGGGAGTTAACTTGCAAGAATGGTTGCACAACACACAGGAAGAAATTAAAAAACACACAGACAGACCAATTGTGGTGCGCGAAAAACAAAATCGTCACACCAGAGTCAATGTTGACACTATGGAAATGGCTCTTGCTAACGATGTGCATTGCATGGTAACCTACAACAGTATTGCAGCAGTTGAAAGTTTGATATTTGGCAAGCCTGTGTTTACAATGGGTCCTAATGCAGCAACACCATTGGCAAATAAGGATCTTGTCAAGATTGAAAAACCATATATGCCATCACCTGATGAAGTGAGAGTGCTGTGTATGAATTTAGCATACGCTCAATTTACCACTAACGAAATGCAAGATGGCACTGCCTGGAAAATTCTTCAGAAGGTGTATGCACAGTGACTCATTGGGATTACGATGTTGTTGTGTACTTGGCTACTCTGCCCAAGATACAAAATCACAACATCAAAATCCAGATCATGCGAGCATTTGGCCAAGGTGCTATCAAAGCCGGTGCTCGTGTGTTAATAGATGATGATATTCGCAACAGACAGGTTCGTAATACAAAACTAGCAGTTATACTAGGATGGGTAGGCATGAATTATAGCGGCCCTCACATTCACTTCCGTGAAGCTATAATCAATCATCAACGTGCAATTGGTGGCAGAGTAATGAGCATTGACGGCAGTTGCTTTAAGTTTCATCATCAACATGAAAACATGTGGCTACGCTACAGTTTAGACAGTGTGTTCTGGAATACTGGCGAGTATGCCAATCACGATAGTGATACTACACACTGGAACATGATAAAGTCCAGTTTAAACTTGCAAGAAAAACCATGGCGTAATCAAGGCGATGAACTATTGATATGTTTACAGCGTGACAACGGATGGAATGCAAAAGGATTTGACCAAGAGCGGTGGTTAAAGAAAGCAATTAAAAAGATTAGAGCATTAACTGACGAGCCAATAAAAATTAGAGCGCACCCCGGCGACCTCAATCGCGACAGAACCAAGACAAAACATGACTGGAGTTGGGTAAACAGTATGCCAAATGTTACCTTGGTTGACAGCATTAACACCAGCCTGCATGAAAGTGTGAGTACTGCCAGATGTGCAATATACTATAACAGTTCAAGCAGTGTGTTAAGTGTACTTGAAGGCATACCTACTTTTGTAAGTGAGGAAAGTGCTGTATCCTGGGATGTAGCAAATCGCAATATAAAAAATATACTGGATCCTATTATGCCTGACAGAACGCAATGGTTCAATGATTTAGCACAAGCGCATTGGACAGTAGAGCAAAGTCAAAATGGTGATATATATCGCCACTTTGCACAGTATCTACCAACCTAGTATACAATCATCGCGCACTTGCGCAAGTTCACTGGCACCCCAACTTTTTAACAAATCAACGCAACCATATTGCGTAGCTTTGGTAATACCTGTGTCTTTGTGCAATTTTTGTTCAACTACAATTACAGGTTTGTGATGCTTGATAGTTTCCTGGGCACCTTCTAGTATTGACAATTCATAGCCTTCACAGTCAATCTTGATGTAGTCAATACACTCAAATTCCAAACTGTCTAAACACCACATTTCAATGTTGCCTGTGCCAATGGTGCTGTTGTCAACGTGACTGTGTCCAGTATTACCTTCGGTAACAATCATATCAATGGTTGTGTCGGTGGATCCTAGTGCATACGGACGTATGTCAATATTACTAGCATTAACATTTTTAATCAAGCAGTTGCGAAAGTCGGCTACAGGTTCAAACGCAATGACCTGTTCAAATTGATCTGCAAGATCCTTGCTCCACAATCCAATGTTTGCACCAATATCTAATGCAACACCTTTTTGTTTTACAAATTGCAAACTTTTTGTACGCACTGGCTCCTGATACACAGGACCGCCACCTTTTTCAATATTTTTTGTCAGCATTGCTGCAAAGTGTGTATCCTGATCAGGAAACCACCAACCATGTTTTTCATACATCAAAAATCAAACTCCAATCCAAGGCCTATATTGTCACTGGCTGCTTTGCTGTGTACAACAGTGGTAAAGGACAAACTCCATTTATCCCAAGGATCTGGTAGGTATCGTGCCATTTGGTAGTTTAGCATTGTCCTGGCAACAAAGTACTTGTTGACATCGCCTCTACTGGGATGACGCCCAAGTATAGGGTTTGTCTCATGGTAGTTTTCGTCATAGCGTTTAGTTATGTTTATTGTAGTACTCCAGTCAGCTGCAAGGGCAACATTGCTAGCAACAAACACAGTGCGTTTTTCTGTATTCCACTCTTTCCAGTTACTGGCATGTGTACTACATCCTGCCAATGTTACGCCAATAAGGATGATCAGTATGAAGTTGAACTTCTCTAGCATTTGAATGTCCACGATTTTTTCTGTTGCCTTTCATATGGTCAATGAATAGACCTAGTTCACTGTTGATAAATGGATGTCCTGCAAGACCTTTGGTGTCAGGATGGGGGTTAAGATTGTAAAATTCTACATTTTTGTTATCTCGATAGAGTCTGCGTTGAACGTCAAATAAGAAACTGTCGTGCCACTCTCCGTATTCAAACATGGTATCATTGATGTACATACCAGCAAAGTCGTTTACAAAATTGATACCTTCCGGATGTTTCATGTTGTAGCCTACCCAGCCACATTCTGAATGATATCTTTCTCCGCGCCCAAGATGTGTTGCAATGTACTGATCTGGCGAGACTGAGTCTAAGAACTTCATGTTAACTGGGCTGTGTGTATGACTGTCAGCATCAAGCCAAATAATCCAATCGCTATCGATGGTACTTACTGCATGATGCACTGCAAAAACCTTGTAACAAAATCTCACAGCATCCCATTTAAATTCTTTTTTGGGACGCCAACTGCGTTCGTTGTGTGGGCCTCTGTGACCATGCGCTTCTGGATTGTCCCTGTGGCGCTTTACAAATCTCCTGCACTGCTTACTGGCTTTCATTAAGTCAATGCAACGAACATTGGGTTTGGTAACAACTGGTGTACAATTTTCAGTATAGACAATCAAGTCAACTTCTTCTGGCCAATGCTGTTCAAATGTGTTGATCATCCGCTGGCCATACATTTTCAAGCCTTCCTGATGGAATGTGGTAACTACAGTATAACGTTTCATACGAGTATTTATAGCCGTGATCATTAACTGTGCATATTATCCAGAGCAGTGTGCTAAGAACAGCCCTGCAGTTTTACAAGCATTTCTACACAGCCTTAGAGTTGTTGGTGTTACTCCAGTGGAAAACAGTATGGAATGTGATGCTGTAGTTATTTGGAGTGTGCTATGGAATGGTCGTATGCAAGCCAACAAAGCAGTGTACGAACACTATCGCAGTCAGGGCAAACCAGTTATTGTGATTGATGTTGGCACACTCAAACGCGAAATCACTTGGAAAATATCTGTTAACAATATCAACAGTGACGGATACTACGGACATCAACAAAATTTAGACTGGGATAGGCCTGCACATCTTGATTTGCAATTGCATGATATGCACAGCAAACGCGAAGACATACTGTTAGCAATGCAACACAGAAAAAGTCTACAGTGGCATAATATGCCAGAACCAGTTGAATGGGTCAAACACACTGTGAACAAAATCAGACAGTACACAGACCGACACATTGTTATTCGACCACATCCACGCAGTCCAGTGTTCATTCCTAGACATAAATTTGGTATGGCAAATCTAGACAATTGCAGTTTGGAAGAACCAATGAGGATCAATGACACATATGATCAATATGACATTGACTATGAATATCATGCTGTGATTAATCATTGCAGCGGACCGGGCATCAAAGCAGCCATTGACGGTGCAAGTGTGTTAGTGGACAGGACTAGCCTTGCATATCCTGTTGGCACACGATTAGAATACATTGAAAATCCTCCACTTCAAGATAGAGAACAGTGGTTTGTGGAAATATGCCACACAGAATACACTGTGGAAGAAATAGAACAGGGCCTATGGCTAAAAAGATTAAGCGACTCACTGGAGTAGATGACGTTATTGACTGTGCGTGTTTGATTCACGACACACTCTATGATTGGACATACGTTGACAGACTGTATCGCAGTTTGTGTCGTAACCTTACACCCACTGTTCGAATGCATGTGTTTACAGAAAGCACTCGTCATGTGCCAAATCCTTATATCCGTCATGACCTTGAAGAGTGGGACGGTGTTCGCGGTCCAAAACGTTCATGGTGGTATAAAGTACAACTGTTTAATCCTCAGCATTGGGATACAGGATATACCAAGATGCTTTACTTTGATCTTGATACTGTAATTGTAAGCAACATAGACTGGTTGTGGCAACAACCTGATGTTAGATTTTGGGCTGCACGAGATTTCAAATACCTTATGAAGAGCTCACGTTGGTGTATCAATAGCAGTGTGATGTGGTTTGATCCTATGAAATATCAATATGTTTACCGCGAATTTGATTTAAAACAAATAGTAAACAATCCACGTTGTCCCTGGCATGGTGATCAAGATTATATCTATAGTAAGATTAAAGATGATGTTGCTTATTATAGCACAGATCAAATATTGAGCTACCGCTGGGAAGTTGCTGAAGGTGGGTACGATTTTCGCTATAGAAAGCATTTAGACCCTGGAGGCCCTTCGGTGCTACCCAGTGATGCAAGCATACTGATATTTCATGGCAATCCCAAGCCACTAGACGTTGAAGATACTATAATATCCCAACACTGGCGATAAATACATTTATAATAGTATTGTGTGGCCGCAGTTACACACTACGTTAATTATTTCCGGGTGTGCGCTACGCAATCAGCGGCTAGCCTAATACTGCGGTACTAAAAACAAAAAGACATAAAGGAAATAATTTTATGGCAACAAAAACTCTTACCCTACAGGGCGAAAACCTAATTGCGGACAGCAATCTTACACTATTATGTGATGGTGTATCAAAATTTAGTGGCCCATTATCAAAAGCAGTAACCAGCGGCAACGGCGAAAACAGTGGAACATTGGATACTTGGACAGTGGACGTTGAGGTTCAAACACAAGGCGGTGCGCTTCCAACTGAAGATCACAGTATCAGTATTTCAGTTGTTAGCGGAAGTGTGAACATTGGTTCAATCACAGTGGTTGATCAAAACGGCGATGACAGCTACGATACCGTTGACGAGCGTAAAAACATTCTAATTGATGGTGTAGCACCAGAATGGCCAACAGGCAATGATGTATTACCAGGCGGCACGGAAGCTGATCCTGACTGGGCAGGCTGGGCATGGACTCTTGCAGCAGGCGAGACACTTACTTGCGTTGTTACAGTTGAAGGACAACAGTATACTGAATAATATTCGCTAGGATATCTCTAAAAGCACAGTTTATCTGTGCTTTTTTTGTGGCCAAACTGTAAAAAAAGGTTGACCTTTTATCTATATGTGTTATACTGTATGTACAGTTAGAAAAAAGGAGCAGACATGCGCTACGCAGATACACCAGAACTTCAAGCCGCAATTGATACAATTCGTGCTATTAAAACCCAAGCAGATCTCAATGTACTTGCTGATGTATGGAAACAGCAGATGACTTTTATTGGGCGTCAAGCAAGTTCAGGACTGGCTAAAGGCGACACAATCACTTGGGAATATGGCGGCATTGTTAAGCAAGGTATCATTACAAAAATGAACCGCAAAACTGTTGAAGTTGTTAACGCAGGTGCAACTCCATTTGGCGCAACTCGCACTAAGATCCATAACAGCATGATTACTGGAAAAATTTCTTAAAAAAGTTGCATTTAGAGGTTGACCTTTTTGTAAATATCGGTTATACTATATATAACAGTTAGGAAATAGGAGCTAGTATGCAACACGAAATTAG